AAGCCTACTCTACAAGAATAAGAACAAGGCGCAAGCCATTCACTGTAACAGTGACATTATTACAAACATCCATTACGAATGTTTATTTACAACAGTTAGCTAATGCCTCAGAGAGCGCAGTGGATAGTTTTGTTGATATATTAATTTTAGGTAGTGGCGGTGTTGTTCATTTACGAAGTATTGGCTATATAGAGACAGCTTCCGATTTAGAACAACAAGAAGATTTAGTGAACCGTGTGTGGACATTTAGGGTGAGCCCTACCGCTATCGGCGGTGTAGTAGATTTAATCGTTTAGAATAACAGAGAGAGGGAATTATGATTGAACAGAAACGGGTAGATATTAATGGTGTGGAATACACATTAAACACTATCGTAGCAACAAAAGCGTTAGCGTTACAACCAAGCATTATGAAGTTGATTGGCCGTAGCCTTGTAGCTTTCTTTGATGGACAAGATGGCACAGCTAAGACAGCAGAAGCACAAGCTAAGTTAGAGGGTGAAATCTTAAAGAAGATTATGAATACGTTCTTAGAGGACGTTGACAAAGTAGACATCGTAAAACTAGCTAAAGACTTGATTGGTATGGGTGCAACTAAAGGCACAATGTCTATCAACTTTGACACGGAATTTACAGGTAACTTAGGTACACTTTATAAACTTTTGTTTGAGATTATCAAGCTAAACTACTTATCGGTTTTTACGTCAGACGGTTTCGGTACAGTGGCGTAGAGAATACAGATGGTGAGAATACTTCCTCTCTTTCTCCACGACTAAAGAAACAGATAGATGAGGACTTCTCACAACCAAGCGAAGTGTTTAGGATACTGACAAGCGAAACTAAGTTAGCAACACTGTTAGAGTTAGACACCGTGTACGGATTAGATGACGTGTACAGGATGATGGAGTTGTTAGATTTGCAGGATGCTTTAAGAGCTGATGCTGAACAAAGGGCAAAGAATAAATAGGCTGATAGCCTTTCATAATAAGGAGAGGTTATGTCGGCCATAGCAAGTTTTTACGCACAGATGTCCTTTAATGTTGACTCTACAGGTTTAGTTAAGTTCCGTGAGGAAATGACGCTTGTAAAAAAAGAGATGGCTCTGACTTTAGCTATAATCTCTAAAACAGCTACATCCCTAAAAACAATGCTCAAGTCTTTTGAGAATATGCAAGGGAAATTTGATGCTAAGTCAATGGCTTCTTGGCGCAAGTCAATCGCAGCCGCAGCCAGAGCTTATGTGAAAGTTATGCAGTCGTCTAACGGCGTATTGCAACAAGTAGCTGGTGAAGCTGCTAAATCTCAAATCAAACTATCAAACCTTGAAAAGCGTTTCATATCTGGCACTACTTCACTAAACAACTATAACAATTCCTTACGCACAACTGTAGCACTCTTGCAACAATTAAGAGCATCTGCTGGTTCCCCCTTGCCGCGAGTAGGTGGAGGCTTTAGAGGTGGTGCTAATGGCGGTTCTGGCGCAGGTGGTGGCGCACCTCATCCTCCAAGTGGCGCAGGTGCAGGTGGACTAGGCGGTATGCTTGCTGGTGCAGGTATTATGTCCTTCCTAAAACCTATGCTTCCAATGGGTATGGGTATTGGTGGTATGCTTGGCGGTGGTTATGCCTTCCGTGAGCTTATCACAGCAGGTCGTGAAGTGATGGCAATGGAATTGAAGATGAAAGCCGTTAGTGGCTCATCTCAAGAATTTGCTAGAAACATGAAGTTTGTTCGTGATATGTCACAAGAGATGGGTTTAGACCTTATCACTACAGGTAATGCTTTCGCTAACATTGTTGTTACAGCTAAAGAGAAAATGTCTCCCGAAGCAATGCAAGAGATGTTCAAAGGCTTTAACAAATACTACACTGCTGTTCACATGACGACAGATGACCAACGATTAGCTAACTTAGCTATTCAACAGATGTTTGGTAAAGATAAGATTCAAGCACAGGAAGCGCGATTACAGATGGGTCAACGGGTAACACCATTTATCAAGCTGTTAACAGAAGTAGCTAAAGAACAGCTGGGAAGCAAGTTTACATCGTTTGATGATGTAATGAAAAGAGGGTTGTTAGACCCTTCTAAAATGTTACCCGAAGTTGCTAAGAAATTAACAGAGATTGCCAATACTGGTGGAGCTTACGAAGAAGCTTTGAAGAACAGCCAAGTAGCTCAAATCAGGTTTAACAACAGCCTGAAAGAGTTTAGTGTTATTGTTATGAAGGGCGGCTTAGACCACCTATTAGCTGTAATGTTTACTGTCGGTAGTGAAGCTGTGCCAATGGCAGCTAAAGCTATTAAGGGGTTGATGCACAGTATTAAAAACACTTTCAGTTTCTTGTCGGTAGCTATCACAGACGTAAAAGTTTTGATTCTGGGTTTGTTGACTTATTTTTTAGCCCTTAATGTCGCGGCGTTAGCATCTATCGCAGGAAGCACGGCTGCCTTAGCATCTTTTACGGCGGGTATAGGTATAGCTACAAGAGCTGCTTTTGTTTTACTTAGCACACTTAAAAGTGTCGCTGTCTTCCTTCGCCCCATAGCTTTAATGCTTACAGCTTTAGAAGCTGTTTCTATTCTTGTAGATAGTTTAAGCGGTGAGGATATATCTAATAGTTGGATTATAGAATTAATCGCGTGGGTAGATTTAATGTTCGCTAAGATTAGCTACCACATGGCTGAGATGTCTTTGAAGACTACTTTATGGCGGAACGAGACTTGGGGTGTCCCAGATGATAGAACTGTTACAGGTGAAAACGGTGATGGTACTTCCAAAAAGGAGTATCAGGCTAAAAAGCTCAGAGAGCTAGTTCCAAACTCGGAGGCACTTAAAGACAAGTTTAAAAGTGGTGTAGATAACAAGTCAAGCTACCTAAACTACAACAGAGATACACCGAACATAGCTGTACACATTACACTTCCACAACTTAGTCCAGCAGAGGCTAATATGCTCGGTAGTGGGGATGTTAAAGGTCTCGCAGCATCTTTAGGTAACTCAGTCTACAAAGCTCTAAGTGATTACACAGCTTATACAAGCTGATTTATAAAAGGAAGTGACATGATTATTGTAATAAAAGAACAATCAACCTCAGACATTATTACACTTAGTTGTGTCACATCTTTTGACGAATCTTACACAGGTGGTGTATCTTCTCATCCGATTGAAAGTGGTAGTACAATCACTGACCACGTTACTTCTGACAATGACAAGTTTAAGGTGAGTGGCGTTGTTAGTGATTACGACTTCCTTAATCCAAGCAAAGATTTAGCTTTAGAAGATGTGTCTTTAAGCAAGGAAGGGTTTCCTGATGCAAGCAGAAGTGAATCTACGTCTAGGTTTGCTAATGGGTTGCTAGACAGTGGACTAATAGATGTACCAGACAAGTACCGCGCAGAATACATCAAAAGACGTTTGATTGATATTCGTAAAAACTCTTTGTTAGTTACAATCCTAGAATATCCCGATAGTGGTGAGTTGGTACAGCATACAGATTGCATCCTTACCTCGTTGTCATTCAAAGAGGACGAGAATACAGGCTACGCTGTCTATCCTGAAATGGCTTTTGAAAAGATTAATGTTGTACAAGTGAAAGTAGAAGAAGTTAATACAAGCAAGATACCTAAACTGGCAGACTCTAAGGTTTCCGATGCCGCCGCAGTTGTTAAAGAGGAAGGAAGCAAAGACGTGTGCCACGGAAGGTCACTAACGCGAGACTACACCTATGAGGGTAAAGATGGTAAGATTACAGTGGAAAGAGGTATTGCAAGATTTTACGCTAAATTCACTACAGCTAGTGGTGAGGTCACAATAAATAAAGAGATACCATACCCCAAAGAGTGGCCTAAGTGGACTGACAAGTGTGTTCTCATTGGGAATGAACAAGAGAAGGTGAAGAAAACAGGCTTAGATGAGAAGATTGATTTGAATGCCAAATACAAGGTTGCTGAGAGCTTGGCTAAACAGGCGCAGGCAGAGTCGCGTGAGTTTGGGTTTGTAACAAAACCAACACAAGCTAAATTAAAAGCAGCCAGAGATGCCCTTAACCAACCAGTGGAGGGAGGAAATTGACTACTACTATCAATAACAGTATTGGTATATCTAACTCCCCTATTTTCAGGGTTAATGTTCTTTTAGAGAATCAATCTGTAAATATATTATTCGCTTGGAATAATAAAACAAAGAGATACCACGCAACAGCTACTAAAACAAACGGTACGTTATTGTTTGAAGGTATTCAAATAAACCCACTATCTACGTTTCCTATAAGTAGCTTAATGTCTGTTAACGGCCTATATGGTACGTTCACCTTGTACCCAAGAGATAAGGCGTTAATAGATACCGATGAAACTTTAAGAAATTGGGAAGACTATTATTTTCTAATTTATTCTGTTGTATTTTAATAAGAGGTGAGAATGTATCAATTTCAAAGAGATTATGTTCTCACTTTATATGACCGCGACAAAGGCAAGCTATTCACAATAACAGAATTACGCTTGTCTTTCGACATTCAACAAAATGTTGACCACGCAAATAAAAACAACTCGGCAGAAGTGAAAGTTTATAACCTAGCTCAAACCACATTAGACAAGTTTAGCGACAAACAAATGGCCTTGAGTGCCACACTGGCTGTTGGCTATGTTGGTAGCATACAGCAATTACTGAAAGGCGATGTTGTACAGATTATGACTAAGAAAGTTGGTGTCGATACAGAGACTACTTTCAAGATTGCAGATGGCTTTAAGATATTGAATGGTGTGAAGGTTCATAAGACCTACCCCGAAGGTGTAACTATTGGTTTTGTTATTCAGAACATTGCAGAGAATAATAACCTAGAAGTTGATGTGATTGCTAGTGGCAACACAGATAGAACACTCACTTTCGGCTATCCTGCAACTGGAACACTAAAACAAATCCTTGATGACTTGTGCAAGCCTAACGATTTAGAGTGGTCAATACTGGAAGGCAAGTTAACAGTTAAAGATAAACGAAGTGTATCGCCTAACAAGAATGTTGAAACAGCTATTGTACTTTCACAAGAGAGTGGGTTGCTTGACATACCATACACTCATACGGAAGAAGTTACGCAAGCTATTGAGCAACCGTTAGAAGATAACGAAACCGACATCACAGAGGAATTAAAACCAACTAAAAGTGGTAAGCCTCGTAAGCAAACTAAACGTAAAATTCAACGCTCAAACATTGAATTGAAAGCCTTGCTAAACCCCTCTGTTAAACCTAATAGTTTGATACGTCTTGATAGCACTAAAACAAAACTTAGTGGTTACTACCGCGTTAGAACTATTAAGTATAGTGGTGATACAAGAGGTGGAGAGTGGTTTATGCAAATATGGGGCGATAACGTCAAGGATTTAGTATAATGGAAAACAGTTTAGAAACAATATTAAATTCACAGATTGATTTCAGGTTATCAGATATTTATGTGACTATGGTAGCAGAAGTTACTAATGTTAGTAAGCTTAATGAGTGCCGCATTGACGTACAACCTGTAGTTAATAAGAAGTACATTGACGGCGAGATAATGGCATATCCTGAAATCCTTTCCGTCCCTGTTCAGTTCCCTAGTTCCTCAACCTCAGCCTTAACATTCCCAATCAATCAAGGGGATAATGTTCTTCTTGTATTCAGTCAGAAAGGGTTAGATGTATTTAAAAGTGGAGCTACGTCAGCGCATGACCCCATTGATATGCGTAGCTTTGATAAAAGAGATGCTATTGCTATCCCATGTGTAAATCCGTTCTCAAAATCAATCAATGACCCTGTAAAGCGCACTTTAACGCACAGTGTTGATGATATGGTGATGACACACAACATTGGCTTGCCAACAGAGTGTGAAGTGAGAATGAAGCCTACAGGAAAGGTTCAAATAACCTCCCCACTCCAAGTAGAAATAGTCAGCCCAATTGTAAACGTAGTTGGAAGTTTTAATGTCGTTGGTGCTACCACACTAGCTGGTGCTGTTACAATGTCAAGCCCTACCCCAATTGTCTCTAATGCTAATATGAATATTATTGGTAATCTAAGTGTAACAG